ATGACAATGCCTGGAGATATGTTATCTACTGATATAGGTGCAATGACAGCGGCAGAAAAAGAAATGCTTGAGGGGTTATTCACAAAAGACTAACTCCCCCGAAGTGTATACTATTAACTTGTAAATTAGATGGGAGTTCATATGGCAGATCGTGACAGTTATATATTCAGGAATGGTGTGTCACCAAACACACTTTCCGTTATTAGTTCTAAGAATAGAATTTATGCAACAAATTCTCAAGGTACCAGAACTCAGATTGGGGTAGTTGCAACTTTTGACCCTTCTGAATCGCGTACAATTGAGCCAATCCGTGGTATCGGATTTGGTGACCACATTGCAGAACTTGTGCCTGGTGTTACGGATCCAATGACAATTTCTATTACACGTACAGCTCTTTATACTTCAAATATCTATCAGGTGTTTGGTTATAAAGCTGGTGTGGATGGAATTGTTCGTTCGTTGAGACATCACCGCTGGCCATTCGATATTAACCAAGAGATAGTTTTCAGTAAGCTTGCAGTTGATAATGGTGCGGCTTCTGATTACAGTTCCTCTGATGTAAATGGAGATAATGAAGGCATAACTTCAGCATTATTAACGATCTATGAGGCATGTTGGTTAAATGATTATAGTGTTTCTTATGCTTCAGATACTGCAATTGTCCAGGAAACTGTAACAATTAACGTATCTGATATTGTAAGTAGGGCTGACTGGCCACTTTATCAGAATGCAAGTTCATCTGATTTTGATGTTCTTAATGCTATTCCTGGGATGTCTGCTAAACTACAGTAATTTAGTTTTAGAGTATTCGTCAGTCCCTTAATTAGGAAACTTTTTAAGGGACTTTTTTATAAAATAGGCCTGCTGGTTGAGCCAGATGCCATTTAAAATTATCTGAATGGTTTGTACCGTGAGGTACAAGGTAAGAGCTGGTTAGAGGGCTTAAGGAAACTTATGCAGAAGTTTAAAGCAAAGTTAAAGAACTCACCTACAGGTGCTCCACAAGCCTGTAGCTCTGAAAACACGCCTTTAAACAGAGATAAAAGTCTCAGTGAGGCGAGTAAAGTACTGACTTTAAACATCCTCGAAGTGGGTACACATCAACATAAAGATGGACAGAACTTGAGAGTTTCTGTCAAAGTTTATGTACTTAATATTAGCGGTGAACCTCTGATGCCTTGCTCTCCGAGGAAGGCACGATTACTTTTAAAGAAAGGTGAGGCAAAAGTAGTACAGACAAATCCGTTTTTTGTTATTCAGTTAAAAAAGGCTACAGGCGAACAGAAACAGGAGTGTTCTCTTGGAATCGATTCTGGTTCAAAGTTTGTTGGGTTTTCAGTTATAACAGAGAAAAAAGAAATAGTTACGGGTGAATTAAATCTTGATCAGAAAACGTCTGATCGGATAGCTGAGCGTAAAAGATACCGAGTTAATAGAAGAAATAAATTATGGTATCGTAAACCAAGATTTAATAATAGGACTAAACAGATTGACTGGCTACCACCATCTACAATGAGAAAATTTAATACTCATATAACTTTGATTAATAAGTTAAAGAAAATACTTCCAATTAAAGAAGTACACATTGAAATTGGTAACTTTGATATACAGAAAATAGAGAATCCTGATATTAAGGGAATAGAATATCAGCAAGGTTCTATGCTTGATTATCAAAATATGAGAAGTTTTTTGATGAGCAGGGAAAATGGTAAATGTCAGATATGTAATTTAGAGTTTTCAAGGGGAAATCCTCCACATATACACCATATTATACCCCGATCAAAAGGTGGTACAGATAGAGAAAAGAATTTAGCTCTATTACATGAAAAATGCCATAAAAAGTTACATAAAGACAAATCTTTTAATTTATTAAAAAAGAACTCAACTTATAAAGATGCTGCATTTATGAATAGAGTTAAAAATAAATATAAAATTGTTTTGCCTGATTGCATCACTTCTTTTGGTTATGAGACATTTGTTAAAAGAAATGAATTAGGATTGGAAAAGACCCATTATAATGATGCTTTTGTAATAGCAGGTGGAACTAACCAAATTAAAACTTCACCAATTATTTTAAAACAAAAACACAGAAATAGTAGAGTTTTACAAGTTAGTAGAAAAGGTTTTAAGCCCTCCTATAGAAGAAAAAGATATTCAATACAGCCTTACGATATTATTACTGTGAAGAGTAAAAGATATATTGTAAAAGGTTGTCATAGTTATGGCGGGGCTGTTATATGCACAGATGGAATTAAAAATTTTGATTTTAGAACAAGAAAAGTTGAAAAGGTTTTACATACAAAATCAATTTTTGTATAAGCAGTCTGAAATATCCAAAATAATAGCCTGTAATTACCTGCCTCAAATCCTCAATAATTTAAGATTTAATTTATGTCTAAAAAAACTACTACAGAAAATTTTAAGGCTAAAGCAAGACTGGTACATGGAGATAGATATGATTATTCCAAATCAATTTATATACATAGCAAGACTAAAATGTTAATAAGATGCACTATACATGATATCTGGTTTAGTCAATCAGCAAACTCGCATTTAAGCAAACATGGGTGTCCAGAATGTGGAAAGGATGCAAAAAAATTAACCAAAATTGAATTTATTAGTAGATCTGAAGCTTTATTTGAACCTGGTAAATATACTTACGATAAAGTAGTTTACATAAATAGTTACACTAAAGTAATTATAACATGTACAATTCACGGTGATTTCACTCAAGAACCATCCATGCATTTAAATGGTAATGAATGCCCTAAATGTGCAGATGACCTAAGAAGATTAACCAATGAAGAATTTATTAGAAAATCAGAATTAAAACACGGGAAGTTATATGATTATTCCTATGTTGAATACATAAATGCTCATTCTAAAGTTAAAATACGATGCACTAAACACGGTTTTTTTGAAACAACTGCTACATCACATTTGGGTGGATCAGGATGCCCAGAATGCAATGCTTCCAGAGGTGAGGTAGCTATAAGCGTCTGGTTATCGGGGAATAATATTGACTTTAAATCCCAATACTCTTATGTGGATTTAAAGGGCAAGCGTAAGTCACCACTAAAATTTGATTTTTACATTCCCAGTTTAAATATACTGATAGAGTTTGATGGTGAACATCATTTTAAACCTGTGAAATTTGGTGGCTCTGAAGATAGAGCCCTTAAAAAATTCGAGCAAACTAAGAGAAATGACTTTTTAAAGAATGATTACTGTAAAAAGAATAAAATACAACTTTTAAGGATTCATTACAAAGATATAAAAAGGATATCAGAGATATTATCTGAGAACATTTTAAAACCTGTATCTTTATGATTATCTATTAATAGAATTCACCCTTTTACTGAAGTTTAAAATAAAATTTATATCTCAAATAAAATACAAAAATAAAATAGAATTTAAAAATCCCACATAATTACTACTTCAGTGCAATTCTTCTGACAATAATTTTCATTTTTAATATAATAAATCCAAATCAAGGAGTCTATACCATGGACACAAACAAACTTAATGGCCTTTTAAAGTCAATTAAACAGCAATTCACTCTATCTAAAAAAATAGATTTTGATGAAATGGGCATTAGCATTACAATTGAGACTATTACAACTTTAGAAGAGCTAAAGGTTTTGGAAGCCATCAAAGATTTTGAGGGGGGGTCTTATATGGAAGCCCTTAAAAAGTCTTCATTAGCTTATGCTATTAAAAAGATAAATGACATAACTTTTGACGAGGATCTTGTTGAATATGATGGAGATGATGGTAAGCCCGTTAAAGAATCAAAATACCTTTTCCTTTTACATCAGATTGAGGGGTGGCCTTCAGCCATTCGTGATGTTCTTATTGTAGCTTTTAACAATTTGAATTTAGAGCTTGAGTCCAAGGTGAATCAGAATGTGAAATTTGAGGTGTTTACTGTGCAACCAGAACCTGAAACAGCTAAAATACATAAAGATGTAAATGCTCCGGAGGGCTTTAAAGTACTTGAAAAAGTAGAAGAACCTGAAGGTGAATTAACAGAAACAGAGAAAATAAATAAACAGGTTGAAAAAGAACTTGAACAAGCCCAGATGGGTATAAATTTAAAAACAGATGAAAGGGTAGAATCACATGGCAATTCCTAATGGTTTTAAGAAATTGAAAAGATTAGAAGACATGCCACCAATTAAAAATAGGGCGAAATGTAAAAAATCTTATAAAGAAGTGGCATGGACTCCAAACAGCTGGGCAGTTCCTGTTTATACTTTTCAATCTTTAGTTGATGAATTAATGCGTAATATTAAAGGCGACAAAGATTTGCATGATAAATTTATTGAAAGTTACATTGCAACATTTAAACCCGAGATAAAGAAACAATTTTTCAATAGTCTGGTTTAAAAAATGGATCGTAACGAAGCATACAAAGCTTTAGGTGATCTTATATTTAAAGGCTTTCTGACTGCTGAAATGGACATAGCCGGGAAGCTTTTTATTTTTAAGACACTGAATGAGAAAGAATTTGATTTAATCCGAATGTATTCAGGTAAACCCAACCGTAAGGGATATGTGAATAGATTTAACAATTATTTTTTATTGTTCAGTTTATTTATGGTTGAGGATAATAATATCTTAGTAAATAAAGAGAGATATATTCCGGAGTTATTTGAATTTTTTAATTCAGTTCCGTATTTATTTTCTCAGAAAATAATTAGTAGTTTAAATGGGTTGAGACAGACATCTTATGATGTTCTAAAGTATCTTGAGGGATTCACTTATACATCGCAAGCTCGGAACAATTGGAAAGCCTTAAATGGGATGTCCCCCACATCTTCCGAATTCACAGGTATTCCGGGTACAAATTTAATAGGAATGACAATACATCAGGAGAACTGGGTTAGAATAAATAAATTTTTAGATGCAGAGGAAGAGTATAACAAAGATTATTCTATGGCAATTATGGTTGCCAGTGCAACTAACTCTAAGGGTGCTAGGCATTCACAAGGTGTTCATGACTCCCATATTAAAAGTGCTGAAGAACGGCGCCAGAAATTAGCTGATTTGGGTTCCATGGATAACGTTAAAAAGATTTGGACACCAGAGGGTTGGGCTGTATCAACGGACACTGCTGAAGAGCTTGTAGCGGAGTTGGAACGTCAAATGAGTGGTCAAATGGATAAGCATGATATATTCATGGACAATTATTTTAAAAAGATGCGAGCTGAGGCCGAGAAGAAAGCTGCAGAAGCCGAGGCAAGAATTAAGGAATATCGTGAAAAACATAATAATGTATTCATAGAAGGTTCTTCAAGAGCGCTCACTGTTGAAGAGACTCGGGAGTTATTATCAAAGAAAAAGGTTTCTACAATTATAGTCCCTTCTGAGGAATCTGTAGATGAATCTGATAAGAATAATTTTTTGAAAAAAGTTAGTACAAAAGTTATAGGTGGTAATTAAAGATGGCACAGCAACTATCAGCTAAAGATTTAAAAGCAATGAATGTGGCTCTTAAAGAGCAGACAAAGGCCTTAAAGGAGCTTACATCAGCACAGCAGGCTCTTGTCAAAGCAAGTGATTCTAAACCATTTCAGAAGTTTAATGACACTATTGATGATACTGCAGATAATGTAGTAAATCTAGAGAAAAAAGTTAAATCGTATGAAGATAAATTAACAGATTTGGCAAAGAAATCTGGATTTAAGGGTGCTTTAGGTTTAGCAGCTACTGGATTTAAAGATGTTACGCAGGAAATTGAAGAGTGTAAAAAACAGTTGGATGATTTAAGAAAAACTGATCCGATGAATGCCGAGGCTATGAAAGTTGCTCAAAAAGGGATAAAAAATCTTTCTGAGGGTTTAAATGAACTTACGAAGAAAACTGAGGCGCAAGCAGAAGCTTTAAAAAAAGCATTTGATCCAAATGTGATGATGAAAACTGTTGGTGGTATGACTGATGGTTTAGGTAGTATGGGATCATTGTTTAAATCTCTTGGTAAGGGTCCAACAGCATTTATATCCCAATTGGAAAAAACTAAATCTGCTGCCGCCGGTTTAAAAACTGGTTCAGAAGCATTAGGTAAGATGCCGGGTTTAATGGGTGTTACTGGTAAAGCCGCAGGTGGTTTGGCCGGTGCCATGGGCGGTGTAACAAAAGTTCTGGCTGGATGGCCAGGAATTATAGCAATGGCTGTTGTATCTGTGGTTCAAGCAGCTGTGAAAATAGATTCTTATATAAAGGGTATGAATAAGAAATTTGCGGCTATACGTGGTCCGGAGATAATGACAAATGATGTTCAGAAACAATTTAATGAATTTAATTCAGCAATTACTAATGCAGGTGATAATATAAGAGATGGTTTAAGAACTGATGAAGTATACGATTTTATGTCTGCTATTGCCCAGACAGGAAAACGTATTAGTACTCTAAATGATGGTTTTCATAGTTATAGGGAAGCAGTTGATGTGGCTGCAAAAGCAAGCAAAGTATTTGGTTTGGATATGGCTCAAACAGGGTCTTTGATGGGTGAATTAACCACAGAATACGGGATGAATTTAAAAGATATAGATAAATCCTTTGTTAGTGTAGCATTCGATGCAGAAAGAAGTGGTATAGGCACAAATAAATTTTTGGGTGCTATTGAAAATGCTAGTGTAGGTTTGGCTTTTTATGGTGCTTATCTTAAATCTGCTTCAAAAACTATGGCTACATTTACTAAAGATAATATTATGGGAGCTAAAGAAGCTGAGTCAGCAACTGCAGATATGACACAAGCGTTTAGTAAAATGAATCTCCAACAAGGTATGGCTTTTATGAAGTTGTCTCGTGGGGGAGAGAAGCAATTTATGGAATCCTATAGAGTAATTCATGATAAAGCTAAGGATGCCTATGATATAGCCAGTAAAACTATTATAGAGTTAGAAGAAAAGAAAAAAACTGCCCAGGATTCAGGTAATATAGATGCTCTTGAGGGTATACAAAAAAATATTGATGAGGCTACTTCAGAGCAGAAAAAATATTTTGTAAAAATGACTCGAATGAGTGCTGGTTCTAAGGGTGATATGCTTGCTGTTGCAGGTGATATGGGGGATATGACAGAAAAAAATGGGGAATTACTTACAAGACTTATACAAGGTGCTCTAGGAAGAAAAGATATTACTGGAGAATTAAGTGGTACTGTAAGTGAGGTTATGAAACAATTTATGGGAGGACCCCTTGAAGGTGTTATTACTGCACAAACAGTTCAAGATATTATTGCTGCAGCCAATGCTACGAGAAAAGGTGTAGAAAATGGTAACAAAAAATTTATTACATATTTAAAAGAGTTTAAAAAAGAGAATAAAAAACAGGATCCAATATTAAGTGGAATTGAAAAAAGGCTTGAGGGGATAAATGATAAAACTGATCCAAACGATCTATCAGATATAGCTGATTTACTGGTTAAACAAATGGGTTTTCAAAAAGATGATGCAAATTCTTTTATACAGAGTGCTGCTTCAGATAAAGATTTTAATAAAAAACTTCAGGATTTAATAAATGAGACTATAGCTGGTAAAGGTTTATCGGAAAATTCAGAAGAATTTTTAAATAAAATTGCTGATGCAACGGGGGCATCTGCAAAGAATTTTGCTGTCTCGGATAAGACAGATATGAAAGCTCAAAAAGCCTATGATAATACTTTTGATCAAATAAAAAAACAAACCCTGTCTATAGAAGATATTTTAGCGGATGCAAAAGATGATTTAAAATGGAGAGCTGTAAGTTTGAGCCATCTTAATAGAATATCAACTAATGTTTCAGATATAGCTGATAGATATCTCGGGGATATTGTGCCTAAATCTCAAAAAGAGGCAACAGCTAGAATAGATACATTAATAACTACTTTAAAGGGTGGGGCTAATTCAGCAATTATTAATGGAAAATCTGTAAAAAAATATAGCGTTGATGTTGGTGGTAGAACAGCTTCAGGTGGTACTTATAAGGATTTGGCTAAAGAATTAGTACAAATAAAAGATGAGGCTATGAAGCAGAGTAAAAAAGATGATAAAGATTTAAATATATTAAGTAGTATTGAGGATAGTGCAAGTAATTTAGGAGATCTTTCAAAAGCTCAGGAAAATTTAGTAGAACAAATGCCAGATTTAGAGCAAGCTTTTATGGACGGAAATAAAGATGATATTAAAAAACAACTGGATATAGCCAAGAAGAAAAAACTTGATGATAAAAAAAATGTTGATGGTCAGATAAAGAAAACTAATGATGTATTATCTACATTAGAAGAATCAAAAAAATTAGATGAGACTTTAGTAAGTTTATTTACTGCCCAATTGTTAAATGGTCCTGAGGGTAAAAAATCAATACAAGGTATAATATCTCAAAATTTTCCAACGGCCACTAAAGTGAATGATCTAGATTCAGATACAGCAAAAATAGCCATACAAGCTGGTTTGGTTGATAAAGATGGAAATCTTGATGTAAGTCAGTCTAGGGCGGGCATGAAGACCCCAGAAGTGGTTACTCAGGCTGGGCCAGTATCACTTCATCCTGGTGAAATTATGCTACCTAAAAATCTAAACACTTTTAAATCAGCACCCATAATGGATTCTAATTCTTCTGTTAGTGGAGGTGGGGCTAAAACCAGTGGAAACATATCAATAACAGTTAATGCAAATACAAGAGATTTGGCTCAAGTAATTGCAAATGAAGTTCGTGGAGTTTTATATCACGAAAAAGTAAATAATTTATAAAGGTGAAATATGTCAGATTCTGCAATTATTAAAACGCCATATGGTGCAAAAGGGAAGACAAATTATATTCCTTTTATTGTAGCAATGATAGATAAAGAAGGAAATTTACAAGCCTTACCTTATCCAGCACAAGATATTGGGGATGTAACAGATGATTTAATATATGGTGTTGAATTAATGGTTAATCCTGCCTCTATTAGTAATAACATGTCAAAGATTGTTAATAGGACTCAAACTATGACGGCTTTTATTGAAGAGGTGTGGGGTGAAGAATTAGATACAGTAACTTTTCAAGGTAGTACAGCTACATTTGTAATTGGTGGGAATAGTATTTATGATATAAGATTAACAGGTAGTGAAAATTCTCCCGTGAAACAGATGCTGGAAACTGCAGCATCTTTGCCAGATGCTATGCAAAGCTATAATTCAGGAGTTATTGATAGTGATACTGGCCTCACTGTATCGCAAAGAAGAATTTCCACATCTTACCAACAATTTTTACGACTTGTAGATATTTTTAGAGCTAATGGTTGCATTATGGATAAAGACGGATTTGTAACTGAAAGAAATTATATATACATATCTTTTGGAGCACAAGCTTACAAAGGTCTTTTTGAAAGTCTTGATATAACAGAAGATTCTAATAGTCCATATAGATTTGTATATACAATAACTTTTAAATCTGAGGAAACTATTTTTTCTTATGAAGATTTTAATTCTGTAAAATTTGGTGGTAATTAAAATGCCAAAACAATTGACAAGAAATCAAACGAGTAATTTTTTACAGAATAGTCAAGGTACAAGCTCTTTTAGACTTTTCCCTGAAAAGGCTTATAATTTAGGCAATCCCTCTTTAACCGGAGCTGGAGAACCTATTATTCCTATGAGAATAATGACCATGGGAAAGAATCAGCAGCCAATTGATGTAACATTATTAATGAATCCGGAAACATGGAACCATGCAAAAACTGATTCTTATCAGGTTTCTTATACTAGAACTGGTTGGGTACCACAACTTTGGGGCCCAAATCAGGATACTTTAAGTACAACAGGAAAAACTGCAGCTTGGATGAATCCTGATATTGGTTTAGATAATTTTAACAAACAGAGTACATTCGCCTATTTAAACTTTATCTCTTTACTTAGTGCATATAGAACCAATGGCTGTGAATTTTTAGATAGATTATCAGTAGATAAATTAACTCGTGTTATAAATGTTGTATCTGGCGTTCATATTATGTATGATAACCAAGAATTTATTGGTCACTTTTCAAATTTCACCCTAGACGAAGATGATGAACATCCCTTTATTTATAATTATAACTTTGAATTTATTATAAGTGCTTTAGATGGGGATGAAACTGAAATTAGAGGCCATTATAAAAAATTAGCTGTATCTAAAGAAATAAACACACCACCAATTTTAGTTGGGGATGCTTTTAAATAAAGGAAATATTGTGGGACGATATAATAGTGATACTGGTTTATTTTCAGCAAAAGAGTTTAGAAATAGGGGTGTAATTAAACTTGCCCCAGATGCTCTTGTTTATTTAAACATGTCTGATAACCCTGTTTATATTTCACCAATTAAGGGTATTGCTCAAAATTCAGAATTACAAGATGGTATTGTTTCAATTAATATACAAAATAATGTTGATCCTCCTGGATCCTCTACATGTGCTATTGAAATTGCGACTCCAATATATGCTGAAAATTCTTATTATTGGGTAAAAGTTAAAGACACAACTACAGGACAAATAAGTCTTAAACCACGCTTTACTGCAATGATGGAAGTTAAGGTCTGGTTTAAAGGTAGATTTTTAGTTGGAAAAACTCCTCAATATTATCCAGCCTTCTGGGGTTTCGTTACAAGTGTTGAAGAGAGTTTTTCTGGTGGTATGTATAAGATACAGTTGCAATGTGGTGATATGCTACACATGTGGCAGTTTATACAAATTGCCTATCGACCTTCAGTTGAATCAGATGTTTCGGTTCAGGGAAAACAGGGCATCTATATCTGGGGTTCTCGTTATGCAAAAGATAACCCATTTCAAATTATTTATTCCCTGTGTCAACAGATGGGCTTTGAGAATTTTATTACGCCAGGTTGGTTAGGAGCCTTAAACACTAATGGTGGTGCGGCTTACCCAGATCCAAGATATATGACAATATTCCAAGAAGCTTATATGTATTGGAATAAAAGATTCTCTGGGCAATTTGGAAATCAGCTTTTAAAAATGTATGGTGCCTCCGGTCAGCTTATTAATGATCCAAGATATCCAGCTGCTCCAGCAAGTCAGGTTAATCCTTCTACGGATTTAACAAATCAGACATCTGTTAACCCAGGTATTGCAGCAGTAAAAAATTCATCTTCACCTATGTTTGATATAGATAAAAAATTGGCCGAGTATGAAATTTTTAATGTGTGGGCTGACATGAAACCATTAAGTGAAGCTGAATATAAAACTAAATTGGAAATCGCAACAGATATAAAAACAAAAATTGAATTTGAATTTTTTCAGGATGTTGATGGAAATTTTATATTTAAGCCACCTTTTTATAATATGAACACTAAATCTTTAGCGCCTTATAATATAAAGCCACAGGATATCATAAATTTTACTGCATCTATAAATTCGGATGAAATTGTTACGGCTTTGGAAGTGAATATAAGTGTTATAGATCAGGTTCGACAAAATACGTGGATACCTAAAAAAGGTTTCTATATGGATATGTTCTTGACAAAGAACTATGGTTTTAGATATAAACAGATGGATTCATGGTATATATCAGAATCAAAAGTTGCAAGATCCTATGCTTGTGGTGAGCTTGGTATGATGAATGCAAAAGCATTCACAGGATCTGTAACAATCCCCGGTAGACCTGAACTTAGATTAGGGTACCCTGTTTATATAGAACATAAGGATTGTTTTTATTACGTTAAATCAATAAATCATACTTTTGACTTTGGTGGAACTTTTACCACGACATTATCATTAGAAGCAAAGAGAGAGAAAGTTTTTGATAACATGGGTCAAAAAGTTCTTAAAGACTATGTTTATAAATATGTAGAACCTAAAGATACGAATTCTCCCCAAGGTAAATATTTACAGCAAGAGAAAGCTTATTTTGGCGAGCTAAAAAATATCCAAAAAGATCAAGCTCTTCAAAATAAATATAATAAAGAGGCTGAGGCTGCTTCAAAGAAGACTAAATCTAATGTAACCATACAGCCACAAACAGCTCCAAAGCATGTTTATAATAATGATTCTATTATTGCAATGCAGCAATTAATAGATGATAGTGGTATTAATTCTTCAATGCGTGATGGTGTTTATGAAATAGTTCCAATGGTAGATTCTAATGGACAACCAGATCCATCACAGATGTCTATTTCTAATACTACAATACCTTATTCAGATGATGAAGGTTATAGGGTTATTGGTGCTTTTAGGTATGGTAGGGGGTTGAAAGTTGCTCCAGGTTCAGTCCTTGATGATGAAGAAAATCCTTATACGGCTAAAGCAGATAGGGTAGCACAAACTGTTGCGAGCATGACTCCTGCGGCATCTGATTCTGAGGGTAATATTATGAGTGCTTATTTTAAAGCTAACACGCAGGCTGGTATAGAGGCAGCAATACCTTCTTATTTAACTTTACCAATTCCCGTTGTTCAACAGCAAACAACAAATACTGCTGCTACGATGATGGTTAATTCCAGTAGTGGAGAATCAAAAGTTTCACCAAAATTAAGTAGTTCAGTAACTACTATAACGACTGCAGGTAAATAATTATGGCTAGAGTATATGGTAAGGGAGAAAAACCCGCCTCAGTATTTGATTCTTTAAATGGGGCAAATAAATATAATCGTTATTTCTTTCTTCGCATTGGTAAAGTAGTAGAAATAGATAATGATAAATATCAATTTAAGGTTGAGTGGGTAACTGGGGCTGGTTCTCCTGGTTGGATAACAATGTCTTTCCCCTATGTTGGGCCAAGTGGTTGTATTGGAACCGTGCCTGAAATGGGTGCATTGGGAATTTTTGGTTATTTAAATACAGGGCACGGTGCCACAGGTGGTACACCAGTTTGTTTAGGGTGGTTGCCAGTTAGTTTACAAGCAGCTTTGGATCATAGTGCTATAAAGTTATTACCAGACATGTTACCCACTGAAGAAGAAAACGTAAAGTTTTTAAAATTCAGAAAATTAAGTGCTGGTGATACAATATTCTCTTCTCCTCTCGGTGCAAGTCTTTTCGCCAATCATGATATTGAGTTAAAAGATTCAATGCACGATCATATCACTCTCCGCTCTAATGACCAATCCATTATAATGACATCTCTTAATAATTTTCAATATAGTGATGGTGTTGCCCAATTAGCTGGCCAGGTAATTCGAAATAAAATTCCTTTATTTGATGCCGATGGAAATAGGATACAAAATCTATTGGCAAGAGAAGTGACAACTCCCGATGGGAGAAATTCAATTTACCTTGTACCCTATGGCCAGAAGATTGATGAGCACAGTCAATTTTATTCAGAATATCATATTGATGTAAGTGAGATAGTTGATGGCGTTTTAGATACCAACGATATAAATAATCAATCAGCATTGGTTTCCAGAGATCCTATAGTTACATTAGCTATGGGTAATTATGTGGGGTCAATCGCATCTTCTACTCAATATGGTAAAATGCTACGCCCCTCTCTTTTTAATTCAGCCAGTGACCACAAAGGAAATTTTAATCTTGTAGAATGTATACAAACAAATGGTATGAACCAAGTAGATAAACTTGGTATGGCTTATGCAGTGCATCTACTTAAAAATGATGCTTTCATGGGTTTTGATAAAGAAGGTCATTTCTATTTAAATATAAAGTCTTCTTCATCAGCTAATCCTTTGGGTGCTGGTAGATCCATGTCTATTCTTGCCCTTGGAAATCTCAAAGAAATATGGGGATCTGATGGGGTATATGGAAATTCTTGGGATCTATCTACTAATGGTGGTATAAAGTGGAATATTGGTGCTCATACAGCAAATGGTAAAAGTAGAGGTATTGATATTACTACTGCTTCAAGTATTTATTTGGAAGCAAGAAATAATGATGACGATGGCTTTGCCAGACAAGAAAACATTTTTGGTAATCAGAATGTAAATATTGGTGGAGCCGATACAAAAGAAGTAACAGGTAATTCCACTTTGATTGTAGATGGATTAAGAACAGAAACAATAAGAGGCTCTTCTTCAAAACAATACCAATCAGATAAAAGTGAGAATGTGATGGGTATTTATACCCAGGTTGTTATTAAAGAAATGCAGGGTAAATTTGGAATGAGAAAAGAGACAGTATTAGCTGGACAAGATCTTCAAATTATTGCAGGAGACAATCAAGATACCATAACAACCTTTGGTAGTAAGAGGACAAATATTGTATTGGGAAATATAATGGAAAATATTGTTGCAGGTAATAAAATCACAAGTATTGTTACTGGTAACCATCTTACAAATGTTCTTACGGGTAATATTAGTAAAAATGCACTAGCAGGTATGATAAGCATGAGTGCAAGTTTAGGTATTTATTTGTCAAGTCCAGTTACTGCACAAATCAAAGCCACAACTGTTTCATTGGGGGTAGGACCCAGTGGTGGGGTTTTACTTGGACTTCCAGGCCAACCTTCAGCATATGATCCGATTGTTGGTACCCCTTTCCTTGGTAGTATGACTGTACAATCGAGTATATAATTATGCCAATGATCCCCACAACAATGACTCAAATGATGACAGCCCAAGGTACAGCTACGGCAATAACGGGTCACATGTTTGTTCCTTTTACAACTGCTGTTTCTTTAGCTGTGTGTCAGTATTTATCTACATCATCTATCGTAACCTCATCAAATGTTGTTATTGGCCCAGGGGTGGGTACCTTCACAGGGGTAATCTCTGGCTGTATACCTGAAAGTATGACCCTTTTAATGATGTCCCAGGCAGCTTCGGTTGGTATTATGGGTCTGTATACCCAACCATTTTTTAATGCAATTTCTTTTGGTGTGTGTAATACAATTATGACTTCAGGACTAGCACAAGGTGCAGTCATAGGTGGCGGGCCAGGTGCTGGTGTAGGAACCCTATCCGGACTTATCCCAGAAGCACTAACAGGTTTAATAATGAGTCAATTAGCAGCAGTTGCAATATTTGGATCACACACTCTTCAATTAGTTACAGCAATATCCTACGGGATTTGCATCTATTTAATGACTTCGGTTGTTATTACAACTGCTTGTATTGGGTCTGTAATGCCCCCACCAGCTGGGCCCGTGCCAATACCCTGTGCCGTTGGAATCGGATCTTTAATTTAAAATTATTTATTAATAATTTTTGTCTATGAAAAGAATAGGATAACAACAGATGCCTTACAGTTTAGCTGAGATTCTCACATTCAATACCATTGATTTAAATAACTTTAAAATTCGTGGTGCCAGAACTGGGACATTTAATGCTCAATCAACTGGCCCATTATATACTGAGGGGGATTTTATTCCTTCATCCACTATTTTAACTGCAAATGCATCCTATAGTGATAGTACATTATCAGGTATAAAATTTGATGCTCCCTATGATATTTATAATACAAATATCCTTGTTATAGGTGATACTGTTAATGTAGGGTCTCAAAGCTATTCAATTACAAGTATAATTGATTCATCATCTGTTGCTGTAGAATAAGGATTATAAATGCCAATTTATTATTCAATTTTTGATTCTGGGTATAGTACTACCGGGCATGCTGGTACTGCTGTAGACCCCTTTTCCTTTATTGATACACAGATACATTCCTTAGCAAACCCCTCTGGAAATACTTATAATATATCTGGTAGACTTACAGCTTATAATAGTCCTTTACAGGTAAATAATAATATTTGGCAGTCATGGAATACCGATCCATGGGGATATTTTTGTACTTCAGGGACACTTTATTTTAGTAGTATTGGAACATTTATAAATGCTCTTATTTATTGTCCTAATATAATTAATACTCCGGCATATGCTTACGATTGTATTTTTCAATCAAATTCAACTATTCATATAAACAGCAGTTCTGCTTGTATTTATAAAGGTTGTTCCTTTTATGGTACTTTAAAAAGTGCATACAGTTCTGGTGGTTCTCTTACAATTATAGACAGCCTCGTTGGTCAAATAGATTCAAACTCTGGAGCAATAGTATTTGATAATTGTTCTTTAGTTGGGTCAGGAACTGGGCATACATTAAATAATTGTCAGACTAATTGGACGATGCCAGCTGCGCCCAGTTTTGGAGACTCTAAAGAATCCTTTAGTACATATATTTTAGCAGCGGGGGTTACAACTCCCCCACAAAAGGGTAATCCACCATATTCGGGATATACTACAGGTTTATGGGGAACACCAAGAAACGGTATTGGGGCAGTATATTTTCCCCCTGCAGTTCCAGCTCCTGTTACTTTTGATTTAATTGATAGGGAATATTTAATTGAGCCAGATGTGGGTGCTAATACCGTAACAGGTTTAGCTGTATTTACACAAGGAAGCAGCACTGTAACTGGAATTTCTACGGCATGGACTACAAAAGTAAAAGCTGGGGATGCAATACAACTTAATTCCTATCAGAAGTATTTTACTATTTTGTCTGTGGTAAATGATACAACTATTACTTTAACTTCAAATTTTGATAGTGCATCTACAACGGGATTTTATACAATTAAAAGATGGCGTTTAGATCGATTGGATTATAGGTATGTAAAGAATAATTTTTCTTATGATAAAAATAAAGCCAAGTGGACTTATGATGCTACTACTGGAAGTGGCCTTGTAGCTGAAAGTTATTTTGCCCCATTTGTAGATGGTATTGAACTAGAGTTTTCCCCAACGGTTAAACCTGATGTAAATCCAGATTTAATGGATAGTCAGCTTGTATATAATCAGGTATTAACTACAAGCACACAGAATCCAATGTTTCAATATTCTCTCCCTAAGGTACCAAATCCGGAAGAGAGCTTCCAATTATATTTAAATGATAAATTGAAAGATATGTTTCCCCATGGAAACAAAGATTATGTTTTAAATTACTGGCAATCTCCTTTATATCAGTCTCCGCCTCCGATGGATCAAAGAAAAGTTGCTAATGTAATGCCTCTAAAAGGTATTAGCAATATTAATTTGGATCCAGTTAAAACTTCAATGGGGGTTATACAATTCACAGATGGATCAGGAAATAATCTGTCTGGTGTAATGCCCGGTTCTGAGACAATAAAATTTGATGGAACAACCCAAGAACCTTATAGGGATTATGTTTTTAATACTTATGCTGGTATAGCCTTAGCAAGTACACATGAAACTAATGAACAGATTGTTAAATATATAGCCTATCAAAAGCAAGGTCTTTTTGATTATGGTATAGATATAAGTCTGGTAAATTCTGATGGTACGACACCACAGAAATTAACTATACCACATAATAATACTGACACGGTATTATTTGAATATGAAAGTGGTAGATTTAAACCAGCTGCAACAGATAACCCAGCTCAAGGTGATGAGTATATAATTAATTATCTTGTAGAGGGAACTTTTATATCTAATGAAGTGATTCAAACTAAATCAGGTATGACAAGCTTTCAAGTTAGTCAATATCCAATTAAATTTCAGAATGCAATTGTAAGTAAAAATGGAATAATTATAAGTGAGAATGTTGATTATCGTGTAAGTTATCTTATTGGTAGAATAACTCTTTTTGAAGCACTAGTTTTTGGTGATTCAATTACAGTTAGCTATCAACCATTAGTTGGATACAAAAATGGTCTTACATACGAGGATTCAACTTCATACTGTACATCTTATGATATAATAACTCCTGTATCTGGGACATACCCGCCAGCTTTTACACTGACCAATACAAGCATCACGCCATCTATTTTAAATATTTATAATATCACTAAAAATAAAACCTATGATATTTCAAATTATAATATTATAGGTTCTACAATTTATTTACAATTAAATCCTACTAATACTTCTTTTGTAACTGACTTGACAGATAAGGTAAGTATTGATTATAAATTTGAAAGTGATGCGGTTGAACATACACAAGTACAATACATTAACTTTTATATTGAGGCTGGATCTGATTATGTGGCTTTTATTAATCAGGATTCAACAAATCTTTTTCCAGCAGATACTTTTATAAGAATAACTGACGTAGAAACTGCTGGTAATTATTTTTTCAGGGTTCAATCCTCCTACTATGATGGGTATGATACAATTGTTCAATTATATGGTCAGGTTCCTTCGGACATAAATAATCCTGCAATTTATATTTCAGATGCAACCATAAGTAATTTCTTGCCATCACCTGTATCGGCATTACCAATTACAGGTGGGAGCACCAACATAAATTTTCCTGGTAATTATTCAGAGATATTTAGAATTGGTCAAATATTAAATCTTGGAAATGACTATTATTATGTACAAAATTCCAAGTTTGATGGGATAAATACGGTTGTTACAGTAAGTGTTCAGGTTTATCAGAGTTATTCTGGTGATACTCTCAATAATATTACCTACTCAGATTGCCCTATTTATTATGAGGGTGATACAGTTATAAGTACAAGTTTACCTGTTATTAGTGATGTTCTAATACCAGCAATGAGTTTAAATTATAATGGTTTGGTTACAGTTAGTTCGGATGCTACAAGTTTTCACGTTTTAAATGGTAATACTTCATATGATTTTCTTTATGATACTTATAAAACTGTGGGAAGTCTATCCACGGCTTTAACCGGAATTGGTTTGGGTGTTGTAGATTATGCTCAGGATTGGACAAGTTCTAAATTAATTCCAATACAAGAGATTACTGTTACAGCGGATTCTACTACACCTATAAACATATTGCCTTCTTTAAGATTATTTAATGTTGATACAACCCAATTTACTGTACAATTTAATGAAATTGTTCTTACAAATCCACTCATACGTACTCAAAGATATGAACTTGATTATTTAGGGATGACAATATTAAATGATACAACTGTAAATTTTTCAGCTTCATACTTCGCAACTATTCCAGCTAAAACTAAAATTGCTGTTTCTATGAAATTTGACAATGTAGATCAATTTTATGTTCAGGCTACAAGTCAAAGGAATTTCTTAGAAAATGTAATTGAACCAAAGATGAAAGCAGAGGCTGCACAACAAAGTGGAAGCATTGGCCAAGGTGGGTCAATACCTGTTGATAATAATACTGGAAATTCGAGTGGTGGTATTACCGGGCCAGAATATAAGAGAGTTGATACACAAATTGAATCCGGAATATATGAAACTATTTTTGATTTTTTCAATAATAGATTAGGGTATTTTGCGGATGAATTAGAGGCCGGATTTGGTTGGAAATTATGTAATAATGATGGGTTATTTAATGCAGTTGATGAATCTTGTGGTACTCGTTCAATTAATAGAATGTTTCCACAATCAGATTATACAAGTTTCCCCCCATATTTTGTTACGCCTTTAACTGGGTCAACAACACCTTATGCTACTATGGGGCCAGCACGACCACCAACGATGCCCTCATCTCTTGTTTTATTTACTAATGGTAGTACAGACGTTACATGCACATCATCTAATTATCCAACATACTGGACAAGGCAACTTTCGCCTAATGATTATATACGACCGTATGACTCAACTACAAATTATGTAATACAATCAATCGTTAATGATACTAAATTAACTTTAACTTCGCCATATTCTGGGCCAACTATAACTAAACCCCCAGTTATGACAGCAAGACTTCCTATATATGATGATGACGGCAATCTTGGGGCAAAATTAATTGGATCAGTTTCTGATGGATTTGGCCTTGTTGTTGGGGATATTTTCGATGCAACTGTAAATGGTCAATATATTTTCTATAAATTTACAGGTCAAGTGGGGGCATCGGGGGCTCCAGGACAATCAGGGGCAAAAGGTGACAGTGGCTATAGCGGATATAGTGGACAAGGTTATTCTGGAACGTCAGGTTACAGCGGTATATATGGTCAAAGTGGGTATAGTGGTATAAATGGAACTTCAGGTTATAGCGGTATAAATGGATATTCTGGTTATTCTGGAACGTCAGGATATAGT